TCTGTACCATCAAACGAAGTAGAACCATCGGCTAATTGAACTGCCATCTTTGGTGTTGCCTTATCTTGAATCCTCGGTTTGAATGGTGATTCTCCAGAGTAGGAATCAGAGTTTAATGTAGCACCATTATTGGTTCCATTATTTGAGCCTTGCTTATCTAATACATCGCCTTGTAAATCATACCAAGATACAAGGTTGGTTAGTTCTGTGTCTTTTAGTTCTGAATGACTACCTCGCCAGTAGATGGATTCAATTTCACTTGCACTTACAGACCTACTCCAAATACCCACATTGGCTATTCTTCCATCAAACCTACCTGAACCTGAAGCACCACCATTATCTGACCTTGAACCAATCATTAAATTTGATGTAGTAGTACCTACGCTTCTATCTCCATTAACTGTTAATGTACCATTCCCATCTTTCTCTCCATTTAAATAAAATTGGTAATCATCTCCATCTATAACTACTGCAATATGATACCATGTATCAACAGTTAATGTTGAAGTACCAGAAACTAATTGAGCAGTTGTTGTGTGGTTTGTTGCTACACCTAAAGACAGCTTTGCATCTTCTAATCCCAAATTAAATGGAACTTTTGTTGATGATGAAGTTTCTGTTCTTAATTCAATAATATTAGAATGATTAAACCAGTAATTGCCATCTGTACCTGCAACACTATCGGGTCTAATCCACATTGATAATGTAATATTATCTGATAAAGATTGCCAATCAGTCGGTACAGTTGCAGAGTTAAAAATATGTATATAATCATCGGTGCTGTCAAAATCAGTAGAACCCTCTAATAAGAAGTCTGGGGCGGTATCGTAAAAACGGAAATATGCCTTTAAGCTATCTTTTACATAGCTAAATACCTTTGCCGTTTGTCTGGCAAACGATAGACCTAAGCCTAGCATTAACCTAACCTAAGTATGCTACACAAAGGCCTGCATTTACCGTAACTGCACTCCATCTGCCATATACGGTAACACCAGCCGGGAAAACATCTGTATTGACAACAGAATTGCCATGTGTGGATGTACCTGTTCCTGTTATGGAAGCGTTTGCCTGGGTAAGTGTTGTAAATGTAGTGTCTTCAAGCATTGTTAGTGCAACAATACTATTTTCACCAAGACTTGCTGCTGACTCACCATCGTCCAATAATGCTGAACCTACTTGTCCAAGTCCGATATTTCCTGATTCAACTACGGAATATTGTGCCATCTTGCTTCTCCTTATATGCCTTGCCGAGCGTGACGACTCTCATGGGCATTTTGGTTTATATTATGTTCTCTTTTCTAAGAGATGCATCTGTTGTTGGATTAAAGTGTAAAATCGGTGCAGCAAAAAGTTTTCTAATGTTTTTTGATCTACATTTAGGGCATTTTACAACTTCATCCTTTTTTACTACCATCTCCCACTTATAATCGCAGGGACGACAGAGAAAATCATTTGTCTTCAACTTTTTTCTTCTTTTCCAAGGGCACTCCGTCCTTATTGCACTCTACATAGCCCTTTAATTTGAATTCTTTTACGACTTTTGACTTGATCCAGTCAACCTTTCCAAAAACTGAACCATCTTTTCTTTTAAAATATCTCATAATCCTCCATGTAAAAACAGGGGTGGTATTACCACCCCTGTTTTAATTACCAAGATTAACTTGGGTTATTGAAGTTCACTACTCCAAGTGCTGCTGAATCAGCAGCGTGAGATAGGCAAGCCCCAAAAAGACAATCGACAACGATAGAGGTCGATAAATAATCTATGTCATACTGACTCTGCACCCTTGGTGCTAGTTGAGCAGCATAGTAGATTGCTTCTTTTTTGAATATGGATGCCGTTTCATCGCCTGTGCCACCATCATCATCCCAATCTGTACTTACAAATGTAGGCATTCCGTAAAGCATTCCAGCGTGTCCACTAACATTTGGATTCTGAGCATCACCTCTACGACTTGCATCGTGGAAGTCCTGCAAAGATAATGCACTCATGTAAGCAGCCGGAGACATGTAAAGATATGTCTCACCATCTGCGTAATCATGACCAGCATCTAATAACTTCTGTAAACCTTCACGAAGTTTTGCAGTTGTCCAGGTGTTATCACCTCCTAGAGTAACATCGTTACCAGTTGCAGCTTGTACTACAGATACTGCAAGGTAATTTTCGATGTACTTAGCAATCGAATAACCCATACTTTTCGCATAAGCTCCAAATAAATCTGCTGATTCTTGTATTTTTACATGATCTCCGATTCTTTTTGCTTCTACTGCATGTTGGTCCACAGTAAGGTCTACCTTACCGTCTGTGTTAGCACCATAAGTAACTGCACTACCACTTGATAAGTTAGCAGCAGTCTCTTCTGTTACTTTAGGTACATGAAGAATGTCCCCGCCTTCTTTCATCAATGAAGAGAAGTCCATTACCTGATTCCTGATCTGGAATTTTCGTTCTGCATAGTCCATTATTGCATCACGCCAGAGCTCTGGAATAAAATTGGCAGCGGTTGTTGTTGTGATTTCAGCCATCTTTTATCAGTCCTTAATTTTTATTGTAGTAATCCATGACCTTTTGCCAATTGCTTGTCCTCTCCCTCTTATCCATATCCTTATATGGATGCTTGGAGCTGGCAGCAACTTTTTGAGCAACCGATTCATCCGTGGGTACTACTTTGTTAATTCTTTTCGCAAATCTGATAAGTTTCTCAGTTGATAGATCCTCAGCAAATTCACGATCTTCTTTTTCTAGTGATGACATAGCATCCTCACGAAGTGTGGCATCTAATTTCTTAGCATTGTCCACTACCTTTTCCATTTCCCTCGCTTCTTTATCTCTTTTCTCGAACAATGATTGCCATTCTTCCTTGGCCTTTAACTTTTCGGTTTCTATGTCTTCAAGTTGCTTTTTTAAGTCTGCAACTTGCTCTTCACTCTTTCTTGCTCGTGACCTGTACTTCTTGCTTTCTGCAATTAACGAACCAACATCTGAGCCATTGTTGGCTGTCTCTTGTTCCTTATTGGCTGGAACCGCCTGCTCTTTCTGAGCTACGCTATCTGCGTTCTTTGTTTCTTCGGACATTCTGTCTCCTTTAGAGTTTTACTTCCCATTTATAGGGAGCGAGGGTCTTCTCTATATTTCTATCAATTTGGTTTACAATCAGACGAGCGAGCTCTATCTGAGTGGTCTTATGTAGCACTTGTTTACCTGTAATATCTCTTTTTTTATACTTCCCCTTGCCTTCTTGGTGCATATTCATGATCTGCCCAGAAGATTGGCCACTACTATGGACCGCACTACCCTTTATGGCATAGGTCATTGTGTTCTTTGGTCCCGACTTTTTAGGTTTTTCAGGTTGCAATTGACTGAACATCAATCCCGATGCCATTAGGTTTGGTTTGGTACTATTGTATTTATCTGCTTTAAATAACTTGTATTTATGTGAAAGGGATGGAAACTTTTCTCCATCAGGATTTGTTGATGTCCTAATTATTATATTAACATGAAGGTCTCTTGCTTTTCTTGTAAGCATCTTTAAAAATGACTTAGGAAATTGAATAATCTTTTCAAGGTCTGGCATTTTAGGAATTCTTTGCACGATAATACTCCAATAGTGTTTTTGCTTTAGCGAATTTCTTAGGACTGTTCTCTATATCCTCAGATGCCTGGGCAGAGCGTTCAGCAAACCCCTCACTTGGAGTCTGTACCCATTCATGGCGACAATTAAATCCACCGCCATCTAAAAATGCTCCAGGGAACTGTGTTTCTATATCATCATAACTAAGTGGACCCGATGCTATCATTACTCTACATATTGGCCTTGTTAAACCATCTAAGGGCCCTTCATAGGAATAAAGAACATCCCCTTCTGTATTTTCAGCCATTACCGCATTTATACTTCTACGATATGTCGCCAATGCAGTTGCAACCATTCCTTCTATTCTACCGGGATTTAAAGTTATGCGACTGGCTATGGTCTCTCTAAGCCTTTTACCTCTCAGACCACCTGCTATCCCCTCAGACATTCCTAGCCTTATCTCTTCACCAAGAGACTGTGCATAATTCATGATCATACTTTCTTGTAATCTTCTGAATGCTAAGAGCTCGGTCTCTGTTATCTTCCCAAAGAATACCATATCGTCAAGCATGTATCCTGTGGCAGCAAGATAATCATTAACGGCATTTTTCATTAAGAGGTCATCTAACCAATAACTTGCAATATTTAATCCTGCAAGTATGGCCAATATTTCTTCAGGAGAAAGACCTTGGTTCTCAAGGTCTTCAATATCTCTTACAAACTCCTCTTGAGACTCTTCTAATTGAGACTGGAAATCATTGACCGCTTGGTCTATGATCTGTTCCATACATTACCCTTGCTGAAGACGAGCTAATAGCCGAGACTGTGGTTCTTCTTGTTCAGATTCTGCTAAGTTGGATTCAAATTCATCTCGCATTTCTTTTGGAGCATCCGGGTTGTGGAAGTCAAACCAGGACATCTTGTCTGCAAGGTTGTTCTCGAATCTCCAAGACCAATACTGCATCTCTTCCATGGTGGACATAGGGTATAATGGTTCTAAGAAGTCTACGCTATACTCTTCTGGTAAAGACACATTGGCCTTTGCCTTTAGTATGGCCCTATCTACTTCATATCTTCTTTTTTCAAAAGGTCTCCAAGTCGCTTCTAGGTCTGCATTCCTTTCGTCATAGTTTTCCATCTCCTGAATTTTAAGAGCTTCAGCAGATGGTGCATTCCCAGAATCCTGACGAGCAAATTTTGCTCGAATATGATTGTTATTTAGAGTTCCTTCCACTAAAAATCTAGTGGCTTCGATTATCTGACTTAGATCACCTTGTGGGGCAGTAATTCCAAAGTTGCTATTTTCTGGCAGATAGAGAATCTTGTCAACCCCTATATTTATTCGACTCGATTCATCGACCCCCGAAACAAATTTTACACCAATGGCTCCTAAACGAATACAAAGACTTAATTCAGTCATGGCCACAGAGGTTGAAAGGTCAGCACGGACCACATCAGATGCACCTTCTACCCACCAATCCCTTATTGGTTTATATCGATGGGTAAACACGACAGGCATAACGCCATAGGGGTTAATATCGCCTTCGTTGACCGACAATTTGCTCTTGTTCTGGTCAATAAGAAAATGCCTGCCTTGATACCCTGGTCTGTCCTCAGTCCAAACTGCATAATATGGCTTCTCTAATTTGGACATCCCATAATTATCTATGGGGTACATAACACCAAACGGTTCTGACTCCCCTGGAAGAAAAAGTGGCTCAAAAAATGGAATCAGGTCATATTCTATCTTTTGCCTGAACTCATTCCATCTACTTCTAAACGCCATACAACCTAATAGGAAGGTTGTTGATTCTAATTGCCTTCTTGATGCGTTAAGATCTTCTATGTCAATGTAGTTTAAATATTTATCGTCCACCTTCATCTTCGGTGGTCTTTTAAAAACCAAACTTCTAACCTTACATACCCTGCGTGTAAGGTTCTGTGTGAATAGCGGAACTTGTTGCAACGATTCACTTTTGAAGAATTTCTTCACATAGGCTTCTGTGTTAATTCCTTCGTAGAAATCCAAAAGGTATTCTCTTTCTTTTTGTCTTTCGTTCTCAATATAGTTCAGGGTACTCGAAAGAGAATCCAGTACGGCCTGCTCAGAGAGATTCGGTACGCTTACCAATCTATAACTCCTGCTGTTCTTCTTTTAATAGGGAATTGGTTGACTAAAAAATATCGAGTCGCATCATTCATGTGGTCCACCCTACCATCTTTCATAGGCTCTTCCTTTAACCTTTGGTCTGTTCGATGCTCTGGGTATCTATAATTCTCATAACACTCAATTGCTCCCTTGCATTTATCCGATACAAAGAAATGACTGTCTCCAAGTGCATCTTCTACAAAACTACGGAAATGGCTTACACCGTTGGCGATGTTCCTTGAAAGTTTATCTGTCCTGAACCTGACAATGATTCCTTTTCTTCGGAACTGTTCTATGTCACCCAAACCTGACTGAGCCTGAACCCCGCCACCCGCAGGATCACCATAATAGGCCTGAACAGGGTAATTCTTTCTATGTATCATGTCTGCGAGCTCATCTGTTTTAATATTCTCTTCAAAACATATCTCATCGATCTGATATATAACAGGACGATTGCCTTTTTCCTCAACCTGATACCACCCGACTGCTGGCATCCTAAATCCAAAATCAATCGAACAAAATGTCGGAAGGTTCTCATTAAACTTTAAACCCTTAATAACATTGGTATGTCTACTAAATGGAAGGACTCTGCCTGTGAATGAAACAAAACTAGCTCCATATTCCTGCTCCCAAGTCTCTTTTGTCAATGTAGCCTTGAGCTCGTCCAGGTTTTCCTTGAAATATGGTGATTCCCAAGATGGATGCTGCCATGACTCCCAATCCCTGAATTCTCCTGATTGCCCCCTGACATAACAATCATACATCCAGTTATGACCTTCAGGGGTTGTGGTCATTAAAGCCCACCCCTTCCTATCTGATAGGGTTGGGCGAAGATACTGCTCCCAGATGATCTTTTTAATTTTTGCTGCTTCATCTATAACTAACCAATCTAAACCAATATGTAAGAGCATGACCCTTTCGGGTCAGCCCTCCCCCACAAGTGAGTCTGCGTTATCCGCTGACTTGATCCAGACCTCAGAATCTAGTCCGGCTATTTTAAAGTAATATATCTGCCCGCTTATCTCTTTCTTACTCGCAATGGGCAATTTCAACTTTAATATGAGGTCCTCTTTGACTATTCGGGCGATCTTATCGCATAATTCATAGTTGGGAGCACATATCCAGCCACGAGTCTTTGGTGTTAATATCCAAGGCTCAATTTCACGAGCAGCACCAAAGGATTTTCCGGATCTTCGCCCTTGAACATTTATGCGAAATCTAGCCGAAGAATTATGGATCTTTAATTGATTAGGAATCGGACGATAATTGATCAGATTCCAGAACTTCTCCTTGTTCAGTATCCTCTTTGCCAATATTAGCTTCCTCGAAACCACACTCTTTTAGAACGGCTTCTAAATTACCAGAGAGGTCAAGGTGTTGCTTGTCACTCTGTCCAAGAAGATTCTTTCCGAGGAATATCATCATCGGAACGGAGCCAGATTCCACCGCCTTATACTGTGCCTGTCTCAACTTTATCTTCTGTTTCTCTCTGCCAAGGTCTATTATCTTTTTATACCTAGTGCGTAAGGTCTCTTCTGAACACTCAAAGAAAAGAGCTAGTTCTCGGTTTCCACAACCAAACTCAGCAAGCATTTCCAGCTTTGCTTCGTCTATCTCTATCCTGGGTCTTCCTACTTTATTCTTCTTCATCACTTAATACAGGGTTGGATGACTCCCAAAGCTCTGCACACTTCATTAGAGCCCTTCGCCAGTAGGTCTTGGCGGATGATGTGGATATCTCAAGATGCTCTGCGATCAATGGAAAAGAAAGTGTCTTGCAACGGAGCTTGAAGACCTGTCTTTCTCTGTACGATAAGGAATCATAGGCCTTGTGTGCTGCGATTTGGAGCCATCTCTCTTCTTTTGGGATTAGTCCAGAGGTGAATAGGTTGAGTTTCCACTTAAAGGATTCAGATAGCGTGATTGCATCTTCCAGTCTTTCCTGATCTGCATCAGTTAGTTGTGGCCAATCGATAATATACCTCGGTGCGATAAGCAGGATATGTAAACTTAGTGAAAACTATTGTTAAATGCTTGGGTACATAATGTATACTAAATATATGGAAAATTTTAAGAGACACCTATATACAAGGCCATATTTGCTCCCTTGGTGTATGGGGTATCAAAAAATTAATGCCTATTAGGCACTTGTTTTGTCGTCAATAGGGACCTGGATTAATACCATATAATACACAAAGTTTTTTGGCTTTGTTCCTTTTGTTCATTCGGACACGCTAAAAATTTGATATGTGCTAACTATTGTAAACTATTCTTGTTTATTGTTTACATTATGTGTACATTTAGGAGTATTAGTTAACAAGTAAACAAGGGGTAAAACATGACTAAAAACTATTATGGGAAGTTATTAAGTAATCCATTACAAAATTTTAAGGCTAAAAAAAATCTAAAGTTAAAGGTTCACACATATTATTTGAGCTTGGCTCATTCAGATTTGAGCGGGTACAATGTTTGTCCATTAGCTAACAAGATAAGCACAAAAGAAAACAACAAAAATAAAAGCA